GTTTCTGATATACTGTTTGTTTCTTTACCTCTATATCTGCAAGTATAAATGCTTCATCTGAAGCTTGTTTATAAAGCATCATCTTTTTTTCTATCTGATTATATGTTTCATCATTAACCTGATTATACAAAGTCTCAAATACTTTATATTTTATAAAACTCTCAATATATTCCCTAATACGGTAATTATCAGGTATTAATTGATTTTCTGATTCATCATATGCTGTAGCATAGAATACTAAATAAACTACTGCAGTTCTAAAATTGGTAATGAATTTATTATCTCTAATATCAAATGAATCATAATCAGCATTGCCAGGAGCATAACCAGAAGGATTTTCAGAGAAGAAAGACCATTCATTAGAGTAATTCACATCACAATTCTTATTAGCAGAAATATTCCCTGGTTTAAGAAGATATTGTCTTTTGTATGATTTTGACTCCTGATAATTAGTTTTGTAGGTAAGTAATTCCTCATCATCATGATGGTGGCAACAATGTTCATCCTCAACTTCGTCCGTAGTTATTGGACCAATTAATGTTGTATCCTGAGTATCAGATTGGGAATAATAAGCACTAGGTACTTGTGTAATAGGTCCTTTTACTTCAGAGCATAACCAAGCTTCTCTAACAGCATAGAAGTTATCAGGTAATCTTGATTCAAAATCTTCTATTGTCATCATCTCTTCACTAATTACATAGGAAGATCTCCCTAACTTACGAAGACATTTATCAACATAGGTAGGAAATAGTAAATCATCTACAGCACCTGTATCAAAGTAACTCTTAAGTTCCTCCTTAACTACAGAGTATACCAGTTCTGGACTGGTAAAATTATATTTGTAATAGTAAGACATCTCAATTAATTTATATAATTAGTGTTGCCATTCTCTATATAGATGCTGATATTTATTATCAGACTTAAGATAATGAGTTAATAATCTGGAAGTAACTCTACTTGCTTTAAATCTCCATAAATCAGATTGCTTAAACATTGCACTTGATTTAAACCAAATCCAGTTAAAAGAGAAACCTTCTGTATGGAAATTAAAATTATAGATTATTTTTCCTTTTGCTTTAGTTTTTTGCCAATCAATTGGTAGATTAATAAATTCTCTGTTGTGTCTGACATCTACCTTTATTCTTTTTCTCTTCTTCTTATTAATTGAAAACTCTCCAAGTCCTAATGGAAGTTTTGCTTTTTCTCCTGTTTCAAGAATATACTCCTTAAACTGATCATTATAAGAGTATAGTATGTTTTGCCATGTGTCAAAGGATATATTTATACTACTATATCTATGGCAGAAATCTTTGTAGTTTTCTTTACTAGCACTTCTCCAATCAACTTTGACTCTCATTACCTGAAGATTGAGGTTGTGAATATCTGGAAGGTTGGATAGCAGACTGATCATCCACACTATTCTGTGTATTATCAGATTTAATTTTAAAATAGGTACTAAGTAATTTTTGTGAAGCCAATTCCAGTACTTGTTTCTCTAGGTATCCTGGCAAAGCAAATTCCTTATCTAATGGATTCCTACACCAATCCTCATCTGTAACCTTGGTAGTCTTACATGCACATGGAGAATACATTATAAAATTAGGAATATCCTCTTCAAATAGAGCTGCTACTCTTATTGCCTGGATAGATGAATTAGTTACGTAAAGGTAATCATTAGATATCCAAAAGTATGCTTCCTTCTTTATAATAGGAAGTTTTAGAAGATTCAGATACCTATTAATAGATATCTCTTTTATCTTCTTTCCTTTACCACCCATAGCATTAATACTATAGACACCTTGGATAATGTACTGATAATTACCTTCAGAAATACGTGGGAGTTTATACTTAGTCCTAGCTATTGTACAAGTATCTATATAATCACAACATTCTGTAATAGGAACTTCTTCCATTTCTAAACAAGGGATTGTTGTAAATATAGTATCTGTAGCCCAAAGTTTCCTAAGATTTGTATCTCTCTTTATAAGTAAACGAGCATTACTTTTAATTTCAGCAGCTATTACTCTATCCGTTATTGTAGCATCTGTGGATAAGAGTTTATGCATTGATCTTACAGAAGAAACTAAATATCTGAGAGTTGCCATTAATAAGAAGAATTAAATTACAGGTAAAGATATACCATCTTTTTATATTTTCAAAACTTTTTTAATTATCTAGATTATATACTATAACTAAATAAGTTATAATTTAAAAAAAGCTCCCAGTAATAAATACTGAGAGCCTCATCCTGATAATAAAACCAACAAAATTACCAAGATTATTTTAGTTATGGACAGCCTCTATAGCCTGTTCCAGTAATTCCAGATAATTTCTCCCTATTAACAGGCTCTGTTGTATAAGAACCAATTACAACATAATAGGTTGATGTAGCACCTTCTACTCTATCCCCCATAGAGTACATGTTAGTATAAAATGGTCCTGCATAATAATCAGTTCCATTAGGAATACATTTACTAAGAATATACCAATAAACAGGAGCTGCTGTAGTTGTAGTAGTTGTGGTATAAGAAGGATTATAAGTGGTAGTGGTTGTAATATATTCACAATATAATTCAAGAATAGTTCCACACGCACCTGTATCTCTAACTTGATACCCAGTTGCATTCAAAGGAGGAGTAAATACATATCCTCCAAGTAAATCTGTAACAGATACATTTTTAAAGAATACCCAAGTACCTGTTGCATTAGAGTAAATATCTAAAGTAGGACTTATATTTGAACCTACATTTGTAAGAGTTATTTTAACACTCATAATGGTAATGTTGTTGTTGTTGATGTAGTTGTTATTGTGTTTAACAATTCAGTTAATTCACATATCTTCTGATCAATCATCTGAATAACTACCTCCATAGAAGTGTAAGTTTCTATGCCTGTACAGGGTAGATTTGGTCCCTGGTAAGTATCTTTACATGGATCCTCATTACAACCACATCCACCTCTTTTACTTATGGCAGAACCTAGTACTTTCTGATAACTTCTTCCACTATTGCATCCAGACATAACAATGATTTTTAAGGGATGTAAATTATATAATAACAAGCTAATACAGGAGGAATATTTGAATGTGATTTATTCTCTCCTACAGTAGAATTGTCTACAGCTACTTTAACTCCTGTAACTGTAGAATTAGTTTTACCAATAGTAGGAGTAGCATTATCTGCTACTATTTCATAACCCATATTACCACCAGTTGAAAAACCTTTTAAAGGGAAATTAGAAGCACTAAGATTAGTTCCATTTAATGTACTTGTATTAAAACTATAATGGTAGTGACCATCCTCAGTTACTTTTACTGATGCTAAATGAGTATGACTAGGTAATTGAGAGCCAGAAAGAGTAATATTATTACTTCCTCCTTTGGATAGAAGAACATAGGTGGGGTTTCCAGCTACTGCAGGATCTGTTGTGGTATCAAATGTTCCACCTCCCATACCTGTTGTAGCACCAACTGGAATTCTTCCTCTTTTATCAGGTGTATTATGATTTCCATTACATAGATAAATATCTATCCAATTTCCTGTTCCTGCGCCTGATATATCAAAATTAGAAAGTGGACCATAGTATTCTACTGCAACATAGGGAACCATCTTATCCTTAATTAATGTTGATCCAGTGCCTATATGTTCATCTATTAATGAGCTAAGTTCATCAAGTTTGACGTAGTTAACATCAACATCATGAGCCAGGTTCTCTAAATTAGTTTTAAGTGTACAAAGAGAATTAATTATTGACTGTACAACCTCATGAATATGAGACTCTGCAGTTACATCTGAAAGGCATGAAACAGTAAAGGAAGCATTTATACTATTTACAGTTGATGTAAGACCATCAATATCAGTTTCAAGACTTACTATAGCTTTTGCTAATGCTATAGATAAATCTACAATTGACACATCTTTACACTCAAGTAAAAAACTTGTTACTAATGTTCCAAGTTGTGCAGGATCAATATCTGGTTTTATACCTGTTCCATCTAATGTAGACAGCAGATACTGAATTAGTGTTTGCTCAACATATGAGAGAGAGTCACCAGATTCTATCCCTAGAATAGGAATGTCAATTCCTGTGTATCTAATACACTGATCTGATTTTATATCAGGACATCCATTATAGCAATTATTGCAGTCTGACATTATTATCTAAATTTTAAAAGTTTAACTTTACTTGCAATCATTTTCACTGTATAGTGACTAGCATAATGACGATTACATGATTTGTATATTAAAATCCTTTTATAATGAAGAAGATCACGCATAGTATTACGTGATACAGGTCTATTCAAAGCGAATATAATATTATTGTAGAAATCTTTTGCTAATATAGCAATTTTACAATCAATATCATTCAATAAATCTATAATCTCAATATGTTCTGAACCATTTATAAGTCTTGGAGTTATCATGACTTTTTAGTTTAAATCTATTTCTTTTCTAAAGCAGCACATGCAGGACATAGACCATTAACTAATTGACAGCCACATCCAACATTAGCTCCACATTTTTTACATGTTGCACTCATATTTATTTTTCTTTAAATTTAAAATGATAATTTTTAGT